CCACCAGAAGCAACAAGTGCCTCAGGGCCGACTACATCCTGGATTTTCTTCCAGTTTGACTCTGCATCTGTTGAAAGAGTGCGTGTCTCTGGGTACTGTGTGGTGATAGAAGCAACAATGTGCTGCTCTCCATCTCCACCGTTTACACGACGAAGTGTGTGCAAGCGCTTTGACATTGCTTGTGCAACTTCTGACATGTCTGTAATTGCTGATCCGGCTGTGTAACCAGGGATGTCAGCGCCTGCAGTGATTGCCACTGGAGCTACTGAAGCCTGTGCTACTGGGCGGCGATCTGCTGGAGCTTCAATTAAAGCGTCCGGCTCGTTTGCGGCGGCGGTCACTGGTGCCTCCTGATCTTCCTGCGCTGTAGGCGCTTCGATTGTTTCGATTGTTTCTGTTGAATCCTCAACTTCAACTGCTGCAACAACTGCTTCTTCAGCAGGTGTTTCTGCAACAATTTCTGTCTCGGCTGGTTCTGTTGAAAGCTCGGCTTGTGGAGTTGCCTCTACCGCAGCTTCTGTTGAAACTTCTTCTACAGCAGCTTCCGCTACTGCCTCAGTCTCAGTTGCAGCAACTGTGTCTGTAGCTGAAAGTTCAGCTGCAGGCTCTGTTGCCTCTGTTGTTTCGGTTGGTTCTACTGAGGTTGAAAGCTCAGATCCTGTTTCCACAGATGTTGACGCTGCCATTGGCATTTCCTTCTTCTCTTCTTCAGGAGCCTCTTCAGGCTTCTCTTCAGTTTTGGCAGGAGCTTCTTCAGGCATATCGCCTTCTGGAGCTTCTGCAGGGGCATCTTCTTCACCTTTAACGCGCATTGCTGCTTCTGCAGCACGTGCTGTAAGCTCTTCAGCTGCAGCAGCGCGACCCTTGATTTCACCGCGAACGGTGTCAAGCATATCGGCTAGAGATGTCATGGCGTCTACTGTCTGGGGAGTTGGATCTTCCTTCTCAACCGTTTCAAACTCATTGACGATAGATGTCTGTAACTCGGCGAGTTGTTCCTCGCTGAGCTCAGAGAGCTGGTCAATCATTAGTTTAATTTGGTCCACTGTCCCTCCTCCGGGCCAGTCATGATGAACGAGTTGTTCATTCGCTAATCAGTCAAGGCCGAGGGACTTAATGCGGCGCATTAAGGCACTCCACCTAAATTGAATAATACATTATATTTCTTAGGTTAATAGTCTGAGAAGCTTGCTTAACTCCGAGGAAATCTCCTGCTGAGTAAAGTAATCTCCACCAGACATAAACGACCTAAGTCCCGTGGTCGCCTCTTCGGTGTCATCAGCACCGATCTTTTCTTCTACCCTTGACATCATCTCTTTAATAAGATTTTGAAGGGCTGGAGGAATATCGCTGTAGCGTACCTTCTCCGTATCGCTCCCGAAAGGCAAAGGAAGGTTAGCAATAACCTCACCTAGGGCTTTTGCCGAGGAACGAATATTCTCTAATGCGTCTGGGTTAAGTGCGCCTTCGTCAATACGGTCAACTATGGAGATAACGTCTCCAGCCGACTTAGTTGCCTCTGCGTAGTTCCCAGCATCGTCAAGATTCTCTGCTTCTTCAATTTTTTCAATAACGTTTTGAAGACCAGAAACGCCTGCGTCCTGCTTAATGCGGGCTAAAACCTGACGAAACTTACCTTTTGCATCACGCGGTTGAGTGTCAGGGTTGTATTTACCCTGCTCTTCAGCCTCAACCGCTAATGTTTTTCCCATATCATCGCCTAGCTTAGCGGAAAACGTCGCTAGACGAGCGCGTAGATCGTCTACGTCCTCGTCTACGGTAGATAGTGATTTCCAGTTTTCTGGGATGAGATCTGGGCGATCAAACTTACGAGCCATCTTTGAGATGTGGCGGCGAACGGCTGCTCGCTTGCCTGGCTTAGAGCGACCGTACGCTTGAATAGAATCCTTTAGGGAATCAATGTTTGTGATTGGGTAAGAGCCATCTGGAAGAGCCTTGCCTTCCTTGGCTAGCTTCTGGCGCTTCTCGCGAGAGATATAACCAAAGTTGTCGTCGTAGCGAGGCTCACCGTGGATACGCTCGTAGGCTGCGTCGGCAACAGCTGAAAGCTGAGCTAGACGCTCTTCACGAACTTCGTCAAACTTTGCCTTTGCGACATCCGCTTTTACAGAAAGCTGCGCATTTTCTAACTGCTCCAGTTTTTCAATTCTAGAGCTTAATTCTGCGACAGGGTCTGACTTCATGCGCGCAAGTACCTGGGCACCTGCAGCAACCAATGCCATAACCGCGCCTGAGGCTACACGAGCGCGTGCGATAGGGAAGCCTGGTACGTTTACCTGGCAAACCGCTACGAGCTCAAGTTGACCCTTAATTGGACGCCAGTCACCGGAAGGTGCAGACGCGCGAAGGGCACGAACCTGCTCTGGTGTAACGCCTGGGCGAAGTGAACCAGCAACCCAGATACCGAAGGCGTCCTCGCCTGCGTGAACGTCCGCGATTGCAGATGCTGTGTCGTCGTAGTGACGAGCAGCTTCAGCTGCAGATGCCTCTAGTGAAGCGTGGCCACCAGCTAATGTTAATTGACCTACTGGCATATCCTTACCGTCATCAGTGCGAATAACGCCTGTGTGGAAGTAGGCATACTTGCTCTTCGAGCGAGGTGGGCGGGTACCAAATGACATTCCAATGTGATCTACATGCCATGCAGCAATGTGACCAAACACTCGGCCATCGTCGTCAACAGTCAACGGCGTAGCTTGTGTTAGCTTTGGATTGTCGAACCACGAGCTTGGTGGGACGACAGGAACGGAACCAGCAACAAGACCGCAAGCTACTAGAGCTGATGCCTCGATTGGATCCATTTCGTCGACGTATATTCCGTCGGGAACCACTATGTCCTCCTGTTTCTTGTCGTTATTGACAAGGTAGATTTGGCACTCTTGAAATGCCGGTTTAGGCACGAGAGTTACCGCCATGACGCGCGCATGAGTAATCATGAGCTTGTCCGTTCCAATTTTACCAGCATCTTCATCATCAGATAATTCAGCTGTGTGCTGGCTTGCCTCGAATTGATCCAAGTCAGCGGAAACACCACGGATAAAGCCTTCACGTACAAGACGCTCAGCCTCCTGCCCGTACGCGCCAGAGTCGAAGACTCCGGTTGCGTTTCCAATACCATTTTCAGTGCGCTCCATGAAGTCAATGCGACCAACGACTACCGAACCGTTATGTCCTTCGTCTGTCTTGATCTGCCACATCAAAGGAAGCGGCAGCTCACGAATTTCAATCGCGCCCTTCTTAAACTTACGTCCGTCACCAGACTCAAGATCCTCAGGAATAACAAGAGGAATTGTAAAAGCGCAACCGTCAGTCATTTCGGTGTGCCCTGCAGCCAAAAGAACTCTTTCTCGAGCAGCTGCTGCACGAGCAGAAAGAACTGAAGCCTCTAAGACTTCATTGTATGAGCGAATATCGTCCAATGCAAACGCGCCTTTCTTCATTCCTGGATTGCGCTTGTCTCCAGGCCACATTCCGGTCATTTCATGATGACGCAAAGAGCAGTAGCCCTTAGCGCGTGGACCCATGTACTTCTTTAGTTGTCGATAGCAACGTGTCCAATCGCCAGGTGTATTCCAGCGAATCTTTAATCCACCCTTACCAACTGTCCAGTAGCGGCGTAGGTTCTCAGCGTTGCCACGATTACGGTCTGCACCGCCAGCAGCGGTCATAACCATAACGTTTCCACCTGCGCCCCAAAGAATTGTAAAGAACTCTAGGTCAGCGCTAGCTGTAAGAACTGGTGTAACTCCGTCTACCTGCTCGATGACGCTCTTAAGTGATTCTCCGTCTAGAGGAATAACTGGCGGAGGTGTTGGAGAGCTAAGGTCTGCAAGAATTTCCTCTTCGCGCATCCACTTGTTATCGCGACGGATGTACGTCATAGGATCGACAGATGTAGAGCTTGCAGGCACTAACGAGACAAGCTCGAGTACCGCGCTAGGGTCATCTTGAGAAACAATAGCAAAGAACAAAGGCTGAACGTCTGATGTCTCAGGAGTCATTTCCTTAGACTTGCCAGCTTTTTCCGCGCTACCACGAATAATTGGTTGGTAATACGACTTGTTTGGGTAATAAAACTTACCGTCAGATCCTTGAACCTTCTTGTTTAGGAAAGGCTCTAGCAACGGATGCTTGTATGGATCGAACTCTAGCTTAGCGCCTGTTAGCTCTTCGAGCTCAGTTAGGTATGCTGGCTTTTCAATATTAGGAATTTGATCTTTTCCTGTAATTGTTTTAATAGGCTTAGGCACGTCAGGAGTAGAAACCTTTGCTGCGTTAAACGCATCACGTTGAGACTTAACCCAGGCAGGCCAGTCACCCATCATCTTTCCAAGATCTTCAGGTGACAGGGCTGGAAGAGTTCCAGGAATCTTTGCGTTAGGGCGATCAATTGGAACACGTGGCTCGCCAAGAATTCCTGATGTATCTAGTCCTTCAAATTCAATCGGTGCTTGTGTAGAAGACGTAGGGGCAGCGGTAGCTTCTGATTCCGTTACGTTAGCTGGTACATCGACGACGCTACCAGAATCAAGACGAACACGCACGCTTTGCTTTGCAGGGTCGAGGGCAATAATGTTCCCTGCACCCTTTTGAGTATCTCCGCCAATAACTACGCGTGAACCCATCTTTGAAAACTTACCTGTCTTGTCGCGTACTTGCTTTTGAACGTTTTCAGAGCGCTCTTCAGGAGAGTAGACTCCGTCTTCCGGATTTACGGCCGCAATCATTGCTCTGTCAATCATCTCGTAATCAAGCTCAGATGCAGCGGCAAGAATCATCTGTGCCTCATCGTAGTTTACGTCGAATAAAGAAACAAAGTGATCTGGGTTTTCCTGGAAGCAAGCGCTAAGGAACATCGCAGTCTCGGCGTCAATTTCTACGTGAGTTGTTTCAACTCCGTATGACTCTCCGTCAAGCGCTAGGTCATAGCTTGCAAGGTCTGCATTGACACCTGGTAGCGCGTGCCAGAAGCCTGCGTCCCACACCGCAACGTTATAGGCTTCATCAATTTTATATAGGCGGTCAATTCCTGAGCCGTCCATTCGCATACGGGCAATAAACTCAACTGCTCCGATTTCTGTCGAAGAAGCCTCCCTAAATGCGTCAACTTCCGCGCTGTACGTAGCATCTGTTGCGTAGTCGTAAAGATCATCTTCGTAGCCTTGGTCTGTGTATCCGTCGGCTCTTAAAGCTTTTTTGTTTTCGCGCTCGACGATTGCTCGTGCCCAACGCCACGCGGTGTCCCCGCCCCAGAGAGCCCACGCAATACGCCCACGAGAAGGAAAGCCCTTTTCGCCTGGCTGATAGCCCGTCGCCTTCTTATCAATCTCATGGCGAGGAAAATACTTAGCAATATGGCGAACTTTTTCAATTCCAATTTGGCCACCCTTCGCAAGTGTACGTGCGGAGTTTACTCCTACTGATGTTCCACCACGATTATGCTCCTTACGCCACTCTAGACCGCGCTTAGCTTCCTCTTGAGCGCCTTTAGGGATGGTATACATGCGACTGCCTGCGGCAACAATTGATACGTCAAGAGTAGTCAGAGCTGCCTGCGCTAAGTCCGCGATAGTCTCGGTGATTTCTACATCTTTATCGCTCCATGCTGCAGAAGCCAGAAGAGTAGAGATAGGGCCAGAGTCTACTACCGTGTTTTCATTGACATCAATGATTACGCCAGAGCTCTCGTTAGAGAAAAGAATCTGTGAGCCATTCTTTCCTACGATATCCATATTACTTCTTCCCTGTCTCATCGGTTGGCTGAGGGTCAAACACTAAATCGCCAACTACGCCTTCAGCGGTCTGGCCATCCATATAATCTAACAGCCATGCATTAGGTCCATTAGGATCAACCGAGCCTAAGGCTGCAAATACTAGCTCTAGCATTCCAGGTGAGGTGATCTCCATGTCTGGGTCATCTGAGCCAAGTTGCTCAAGAAGCTCAGGGAAATCTAAAAGAACCTGCTCGATGTCAACAGACTTAAGCGCGATACCAACTGACTTCTTTGATTCTTCAGATGCGTTTTTAATTTCTTGATCTTTTTCCATCTTAAGCTTTTCGCTTTTCATGGCAAGCTTCTCGCTAGGCTCCTCGAAAGCTTCAGAGAAGTAGTAGTTGCTAAGATTAAACTGTGCAAGACCAAGGTAGTCGTCAACTGTGTACGACTTGCGATCTTGTTTAACCGTGTCTAACAGAAGCTGAACTCTCTTGCCTGGGTCAAAGATAGTGCCTTCAGTATTTGGGAAAATGTACTTAAAGCCTTTGTCAGTTGCCACGATTGAAAACGCATGGGAGTTATCAGTCATGTCAAACGCGCGGATTACTTTTATCATTTCGTATTTCTCCTGTTATCTTGACCAGTAGTTAGGATCGAGTGCACTTAAGAACGCTTGATATCCCTCAGCTCCAGGGGAAAGAAGAGAGTCAATACGTTCTTGAATTTTAGCGCGGTACGCATCTAGGCTTCCAAAGTTCTTAACGATAAGGTCAAGTTCTTTTCCTGTAGGGAGATTTGCTGGATTGTCTAGCTGCGTCATCATTTTACGAGCTTCATTTCTGAATAAATCAACAATTTCTTCTTGCTTTAGACGTTCAGTTAAAACAGGCATAGCCATTCCGTACAGATTATCACCACGGTTGTCAAATAGTTCTTCTACTGTAAACTGCATTCCTTCAGTGTCAGGGCTAAAAGATGATAGGGCGTGATCAATAGGCAGGATGCGAATCTTGCCTGTATCCGTACCGTCAACAGCAAGTAATAAGTTACCGTTGTGACGATCCATATTGCTGATGATAAGATCTACAAGTATTACACGAACTGCGTCTTCAGGCGTGTGAAGAAGATCCATAAAGTTCATAGCGTCTACTCTAACGGTTGTGCCATCTGGTAGATTAACTGTTAATTGGTTTCCTATAGCCTTAGTTGCAGTCATAGGCTCGCCAAGAAGTGGGATCCCAGCTCCTGCGCGTTGCATGACGATAATTTCTGGGTCAACGTTGCTGACGCGTGTCTCGTACCCTGCTGCAACTCCAGAAGCACGAAGCATGGCGTCTGCTTGAACTTCAGCGCCTGCACCATCAATTCGATACTGAGCTGCGTACGAATCTTTCTTTACATAGAATACTTGACCTGAATCATTGTGTGTCACCATGTACGTGTCATTGATTCCTGACTCGTAAATTCCAAGCCTTTTAACTGTAAAGCCTGGAAGGTTGTCTCTGCTGACATCATCAATTGATACATCAAGAAGTTGGTTGCCAACTCCAAAGTCACTTGATGCGGCCAACGGATTGTCAGCCTTAAACTCTGCGTCGAGCGCCACACGCAGCTTGAAGATATCCTGCAACGTAGCATCTCGTCCTTCGCCCTTAAGAAGCTGACCTGCGGTGTATCGGTTAAGAGCTGTCTTAGCTGCTGGAGAAAGAACTGCTAACGAGCGATTGTTTCTCAGCACATCTCTAATTTGATCAAGATACGGAGCAAGCTCTGGATTAGCGTCTGCAAACTCGTTACTATTCATCTTTAGAATTAACTCGCGGCTAATCCCTGCTTGATTTAACTTACCCTCAATACGCTTACGAGCTTCTCGTGACTGGTTGTAGTTAATAGCTTGACGCTGCTCGATAGCTTCTGGGTTAAGACGCTTTTGTCCATACCAGCTCGTGGCGACCATGTACTTCTTACCAACCCAGTTTGTTGCTCCAGGGTACCATCCGATAAGAGCAATTTCTAAAGGAGTAGGGACCGTGTCTGCTGTGTAATTTCCACTCGGATTATCTTTTGCAACGCGATCTTGCATTCTTTTAATAATCTGTTTTTCTTCGTCTGTAATACCTGGCTTGTTTGCCATACGGCGAAGAATGGTAGGAACTTGACTTGCCTGGTTATCTTGCCAGTTAAATCCGTTAAGCGCCCAGACAAGTCCACCTTGCCAGTGCGCGCCGTCTCCTGCAGCGTAAACCTTCACTCTTTCAAAGCCGTTAGCGATATACCAGTCTTCCATATATCTGTTATACGCTTCAGCAAATCCAGATTTCTTATCTCTTGTATTTGGAATTTTAAGAATGTTGTTTGTTGCTTCCCACTTTACAGTAGATGTGCCGTCAGGATTTTGCACAGTCTTACTGTTAAGAGTACGGCTGCCTTCTCCAATGTCATCGCCGTTTTCATTTAGGATTCTAAAACCTATAGAAAGTTCTATCTCACCAGATGCGTATCTATTGTAGCTAACTCTAGCGCGATCTCCAATAGTATAGTTGTTTCTGCCAAACTTCACGCCAGGGCGAATTCCAAAGGAGTCTCTAATAAGCGTTTCAATCTGCGTCTTATACGCTGCTTGGTCACTTATAGCCTTATCTCTATCTTCACGAGAGGCAGAGGTGTCGTTTGCTACGAGTCCAGCTTCTTTTTCCTTATCTACAAGATCTACGATCTTATTGATGTCAGCTCTCTCACGCCCTGCTCGTGCGATTTCAGGAGCGCGAAGTCCCCACATAGCAAAGTCTGATTGCTTAGCGTCAGGGTTAACAAACTCTTTAATATCGTCAGGAGTGTCTACTAGACTAACTCCAGGAATGCTTCCGTCTCCTGCGACTACTGGAGTTCCAGCAGCAGGTGGCTCATTAAATCTTTGCGCAGGGTCTTGTACGACTGGATTGCGTCGTGCTGGAGGAAGTTGCCCTGGTCCTTCTCCTTCAGCAACTGGAGAGCCACCTTCAATTCCAAAAATCTGGCGTGCAGAGCGGACTGCAACCTTACCGTCATCAAAACGTACGCGAACGTAGTCTGCATCGCGACCAGAGCTGGTGTCGATATTCTGCACTGCTATGATAGTCCCTGTGCGTCCGTCAGATAGCGCCTTTACACGTGCGCCTGCTCCAACTGCAACTCCATTAGAATCACGAACGACGTTATTAGCAGTGTAACCTGCTTCACGAGGGCCTGGGTAGTTAAACTGTGGAGTTACGTTTTCAGGAGAGTCAATTTCAGCTTCATTTGACTGAGGCTCTGTCTCTACTACATCTGGTACAACTGGAGCGCTCATTGCAGTGCTTGGGAAAAGGCGTCCATTTTCTTGGTAGATAGAATTAACAACTTCTTGTGACATAGGCTTCCAGCCAAGCTGAGCGCCATCTTGTCCAAACCATTCCTCGTCAACAATTGCGCTGCTCTGCACGTTGCCTTCTGCAGTCGCAAGAATAATCTGGCTGTCTTCAAGGTCAGTGCCTCTAGTGCTAGCTGCAATTGAGCCGTCTTGAGGGTTATACGCAATGATGCGAGCTCCGTTAAGCCCTCCGGAAAAGAAATTAACAAGTGCTTCTGCAGAAGAGTCTAGTCTCTCTGCTTGCTCGGGAGATACGCTATCTTCCTCTCCTTCAAACGCATCTGCGAAAGGAGAGAAGTTTGGTTGCTCTTCTGCTCTAGGAGCAAATCTGCGTGGATCTCTATTTTCTTGGCTAAATATGCCAGGACCTGCGACATCGATGATTGCTTCAATAATCTCTTCATCGTTAGCCTCGGACCAATCGACAAGACCTTGCTCGTCGATAGCGTCACGAATCTTATCTGCAGTGTCATCATCGAGCGTGTTTCCAGTTTGCTCTACAAGATCTTTGATCATTTGAGAATGAGCTTGGAGAGCCGGTGTGTCGGAATCTGGCTCAGACATGTCGTTTGACTCACGCTTGAGATCTACAAGGATGTCATTTGTGTTGATTCCGTTATATTGAAGAGCATCACGCATTGCCTCGACAGGAACCTCGGTTGTAATATCGCCAAAGTTTAGAAGTGCAGCCCCTGAACCGTCTGTGATTCCTTCAAGCATCTGCATAATGAGATCAGCATCTTCGTAGTCAGTTGCAAGAATCTTTGGATTGTCTGTGTATCCGTTCTCATCTGGTTCTTCTTGAGACGGCACGTATGCGTCTGGGTCTGGGATGTAATAGTCAGGATTCTCGAAATCAATTGCAACGTTCTCTATTAAAGAACCTTTAGGCTCTTTAGAAGGTGTATCCTTTTGATTTGCAATTGAAGGCTCATCGTCGGGAGTAGCGTCTTTGATCTGACGAATCTCGGCGGTAATGTCATCTACTAGTTGAGCTTCCTCAGGAGAAGGTGTTCCACCTTGAGCGTTAATAAGCTTTGATAGATTCTTGTTGTCTCCAGTTACAGAGTCGTATACGTTCGCTAGAACGCGGTTAGGGTCGACTCCTGCATGCCATAGAGCATTGAACAACGCCTCTGCTGGTACGAACTCTTCACCTGCATTAAACTCTAGGCGTCCAGCGCCAGAAGGAGTTCCTAAAGATACCTGAGGAATGTCTGCATCAACGTCAACCTCAGATGGTGCATCTAGCTCATCATCGTCACCGACGTTTACGTTAAGGATCTCGGCTACAGCCGCGTCAGAAGAGTTTCCGATAATTGCCTCAGAGAACGCAGCAATAAGATCTTGTACTGTGAACTTAGTTGCAAGACGCTCTGGGTCATCTGTAAAGTCTGTGCTACGCTCATCTACACGACCTTCTGGGTCGTAGTCAGCTGTGCGCAACTTGAACGCACCATTTGGCGCTTCAAACTCGGAAAATAGTCCAGGAGCAGAAGGTGTACTTGGGCTTGGAGTCTTTGGTGGAGTTCCACCTGATGGAGGAGTTGGAGGTTCGTTGCCACCGTCGTCATCTTCGTCAGGCATCTGGTCTTGAATCACATCCGTTGCTTTGGACATGATGTTATTGCGTTCTTCAAGCGTAATCTTATTGCTCTCGTACAGACCATCAACAACTGATTCAATATCGTCATACCCAATCTGACGATCTTCATCTTGCATAATGTCAGAAAACTTCTGCATCATGTCATTTCTATCTTCAAGACTTATTAACCCTGCGTCATAAAGAGCATCTACGACATTTTCTGTCTCATCGAAACCAAGGCCGTCGCCGTCGCCGTCATCTTCTCTTATACCGTCTAACTCGTCTTGTACGAGCTCTTTATATCTTTCGATAGCAGCGTTTATAAAAGCTTCTTTGTCAAAGTCAACGGGCTCTGCGTCGCCACTCTCAACAAAATCATTGCGATCTTCAATTGCACGATCAACGATTGCTTCCAAGTTTTCACGCATCTGGGCAGCGGCGCCGTCAATAAATTCTTTATCTGACATGCCTTCTGGCTTATCGTCCTTGATAGTCTCTGCCAGATCAAACTCGTCACTAGCATCTTCATAGATGTTCTCAATGAAGTCTACAGCAAGCCTTTCTGCATCTTCGTCTAATTGTTCTTGTAGATCATTAGCTGGAGATCTATTTCCAGATGCAAGATCAATAACGTAGTCTGAAAAATCTGATCCAGGAGTCTTTGAGCCTCCACCTGATGGTGGAGTTGGTGGCTCGTCTGTGCCATCGCCGCCGCGGGCAGATCTAAGAAGAGTACGTCCATACTCTTCCTCTAGGCGGTTAGCTTCTTCACGAGAAATTCCAAGGTCTTCTGCAACCTTTTCAATTGATTCGCCTGTTCTAATGCGACGTTCGTAGATTTCTTTACCAGTTGAAGGCTCGTCTGGGCCGTCGCCGCTAGACTTATTCTGCTCGTTTAATTGAGCTATAATCTTTTTGGCGTCTTCTACTGGATCTCCTGCATATGGGTGAGGAGCTGTAGGACGTTCAAAGAAGACACTTCTGTCTCCGCCTTCAAGTCCTCTCCAATTTCCTCGCTCTAGCTCTGGGAGTTCTAGACCAGAAGTGTCGCCAGTTAGATAAAGACCAGCTATCTGTCCTTCTACTTCGGCGAGAGCTCTTGTGCGAACTCGGCCATCGCGCATGCGACCGCCAAGTTGGCCAGGGCCAGTCTTTATCTTGTAACTAATGTCGGTGCCTTCAATAACACCTTCCATTGGTAGATCTTCTGGGCTTGAGAAGTCACCGACTTCACCTTGGATCCTAGCGTAGTCTTTCTGAGCGTTGTCCCACTCTTCTCTTGTTTCCTTGAGAAACTTTTCAATTCTTTTGTCCAGCTCTGTTGGAGCTGGAGGGTTTTCAATAAGATCTCTGATCTCAGCATCAAGTTTTTTCTTTTGCTCTTCTGTTAGAGCTGGACGTGGGTCATCGCCTGCTGGAGGCCCTGGAAGTCTGTTGCCATCTTTATCAAAGAATCCTGCTCTGTAGTCTGCGTCATCTGGCTCTGGGCCAAATCGCACATAGTCAGACGGGCCATCTTCGAATCTAGGCAGCAGGATGTCTTGTATCTTGATTTCTTCTTCTGACCCAGCAGGCTCTAGCTTGCGACCGCGCTTGTCTTCTTCTGCCTTAATCCAGTTTGGAATGTCAGCCTCGGCTACGTCCCATGAATCATATTCTTTATCGTTAGCGTAGAACTTACCGTCACGCATGAACATAGCTTTAGCTGTAACAGGGTTTCCGTTATCGTCAGCGTACGTCTTGTTGTATTCTAGGTAAGGAAGACCTTCTTCACCAAAGACTCTGTCTGCACCAATAGCTCTGCGCTCAACCTCGGGCATCGCGCCACGCTTGATAGTTGCTTCCCAGCCTGCAGGAACTTTATTTCCGTTTTGGTCTACGCCGCTTGCGACAAGCTCTTCAAGACGATCAAACTCTTCGTTATACTTAGTGCGGCCTTGGATGCGAGCCTTAACTTCTTGTCTGCCTGCAGAGTTGTCTTGGCCTTTAACTGCATCGTATGACTCTTCATCGTTATTCGCGAGGTCGTTAACGTCTGCCCAGCTTTTGCCTTCACCGACCTTGTCGCCAAGTGAGCCATCTGCGTTTTGACGATACAAGCTATACTTGCCCTTCGTTAACTTGGCAGTGTAGTTATCATCAGATGTAAACGTGTTGTCGTCTTGCTTTATCCAACCTGTAGGTGCGTCCTGGCGAGAAGCCATAATCTCGTCTTGAGTTGGAATTCCTAATGCTGATTGGTCTGGTCGAAGGCCTGGTTTAACTCCAGCTTTCTTTAATGCCTCTGTTGGAATACGTGCAGAGTAGGTTTCTGCGTTATCTGGTTGAACTGCGTAAATTCCATCTGGAAGATTCTTGTCACCTGAAATCTGAATAAGACCTGCAGGGCTCTTATTGTCTCCAGGACGAGAAGGACGTACACCAACGTAAACACCAGACGCTGCTGCAACTCCGCCTCCTGGCAAACGGTAGCGGAAGTTTGCACCGCGTCCCATTTCAACCCAGCGGCCTTTCTTATCACGCCACTGTAAAGCTACGCGAGCTCTGCGAGCTGAAGAGGAGTTACCGTCTGAGAAAGCTGCAACGATTGGAGCTGGGTCAAGCTTAAAATATCCAGGAACTTTTTCGCTAGTAACGCTAAGGCGCATGAACGCGTGCTCGCGCTCTAATGAACCTGGCTCTGCAGAGAACGCAGCTGCAACTAGCGGACGTGCGTTATGCGAAACGTCTGGGTCAGCTGCAAGCCATTGTGAATACTTGAAGCGGTATTCTTCAGGTGTGAGTGACGCATTGAGACTTGATAAAGGGTGACCCTGAGGCAACAGGTCTGTATGAGTTGATGCACTTGCTACAAATGTTTTTTGTGTAGTTGAGATGTAAGATGATACCTCACGTAGAACTGCAAAGTCCTTAGCGTCTCCCTTAAGCGCAGATAGGCGCTCGATAGAGCGATTCATAACTGTAAGCGCAGAGCGTGGAGTGATCTGGCGCTCTTGTAGTGCGCTAGCGTTTGCCTCGGTGACAAGAGATAGAACTTGCTGGCGAAGAGTAAGAACAGGAACGTAGTTACTGTCCTTTTTCTTCTTAGCTGCTACACGTTCTAGTGAACGCTGGATCTTCTTGTTGATTGGAGATTCCATTAGGCCCGTCCCTTACGCTTCTTTGGAAGTAGATCTGCATCCTTTGATTCATATAACTTTGTTGCAAGCGAGTATGCTCGCTCGAAAGGAATGTCCCCGTCACGGACACCGCGTAGCCATGCACCACGCAGCGCTGGGATTGCTTCATAACCAAGACCTGAGTACTCGGCCATAGAGTAGATAGCATGCTCAGGTGAGCCGTACTCGTCTGCAGACTTGAGCGCAATCTGTAGAAGTTCGTGTTGTAGGACAGATGCCTCACCGCGACTTGACTTTGGATGTGCCTTAGGTAAAAGATCATTGTCTTGCTTGTAATTTGGATTTGCAGGAGATCCTGAGCGCAAAAGCTTTAGGAACGCGTTAACGCGAGCCATTGCCCACTGGTCACGAGTCTTACCTGGACGATGGCTTGATGAGAACGCGCCTGAGCCTCTACGGTAGACAGCCTTTAACATTGGAAGCGTTGCCTTACGTCCAGGCTTTGCGTTCTTGTTGTGCTCTTCTACCTTGTTGCGTAAAGCTGTTTCTGTCTTTGCAGAGAAAACAATCTTCTTAGATCCGGCCGCGGATCCTGGCTTGTTTTTCTTTGAGCCGTAGATGCGATCTTTCTTTGGAGCGCGGCGTGAGCTTGCTGCAGTGATAGGTCCGCCGACTGCCCACGCGTTGCATGTACGAGACGCGGCGCACTTAAAGTCCAATGCTTCGCAGTATCCAAGCTCTGCCTGGTCGATTGCTGAGTCAGCGTCTACCTGGCTTGAGTCACCTTGCTCTAATCCAGAGGAAATGCAATCAAGCATCTTTGGAGTGCGAACAAAGAATACACAGTTTCCGCAAACGCTTGTCTTTGCTTCCTCAGGGGTTGTATCCCACTTGTCAGCTTTTTCTTGCCAAAATTCTTCGTTAGGCTCTTTAGGATTCAACGGGCCATAGCCAACGTTGTCAATTGCGTTTTGACGATTCTTTAGATTTAATTGAATGTCCTGTGTTGCAGGTGGGCACTCGTCTGTGTCGTTAGCTGCAAACTCCGAGTCATCGGACGCATCTACAGGAACGCAGTTGGGAACCATGTTTCCATTCTTGCCCTTTTTCATTCCTACTTGCTTGTATCCGTCCCAGCATGGGCCCTTGCCTGCAAACTCAGATGAGTCGTATGAATCTAAAAGATCAACTGAAGCTGTGATCTGGCTGTCTTCAACCTTAACGACTCCGTCAGGGATAACCGCAAAGCGACACTTGCCGTCGTCTTCAATTGGCTGTGCAATAATCTTGCAAACGCCAGGACCTTCGTACAAGACGCAGTTGATGCACTTAACACCAATTTCCTTGTATTCGTTCTCTGCAGCAGATGTGTATCCTGCCCAGATGCCTGTTCGGTCCTCGTTAAACTTTCCGTGCTTTTGAGCAATCTCTAAGAGAGCTGCAGCAAGGTCTTGCTCTTCAGCAACGATGATACCTGCTGCTGTCATTGCCTCGTCACGCTCTTCTTGGTACGAGAATACTAGGTCATACTCTTCATCTCGCATGTCCATGGAGATGTGACACTGTGGACACGGGCAATCTTCACCGCATAGACAATAACCGTTATCGCATCCTGGGCAGACACAACCAACAGGGCCACAAAGAGGGCAACCGTTGTTGTCATCCATCAGCTGCTCAACTACAGGCATGTCCTTATAAGGCATGTCTGCTTCTATAGGTTGAACAGCTTTAGATTTTCCCAGCATATCTGCTTCGGTTGGTGACAGGAACGCTGCAAGCTGCCAACGCCACTTCTTTTGCATATCAATTCGTCCACCGATGAAGTCTGCAACGCCTTGCTCGTTCGCCGCTGTTGCAAGCTGGAAGCAATTGTCAAGAGACATGATCATTACATTGTTTGCTGCATATAAATCTTGAACCATCATCATCGCGTCTGTGCCGCAGTCCATGTCGTCCATCTGGCTGAGGTTCATAAGATCCTCAAGACGATAAGGAGCTATAGCTCCAAGCTTACGCATGTTCTCCGCTAGAGGATCAAACATCGAGTAGACGTCCTCGTAGATCTCCTGGAAGAACTCGTGGAACTGGCTGAAGTCACGTCCTGTAACATTCCAGTGATGTCCCTGAGCCTTGAAGTACAAGTGGACTGCATTGCCTAATGTATCGGCAAGGCACTCTACAACCTCAGGCTTTTCTACGCGCATGTTGGCGTGATGCATTTACTGTACTCCTTCTTGCGGCTCTTGTAATGCTGGTGGTAATTCTTCTTCTGCAGGTGTTGCTTCTGGAGCAGGAGTTCCTGCGGCTTGCTCTAAGATCTGTTCAATCTCAGGAGGTACAGGCGCTACGGAGCTTGCCTGCTGTGCAGTGCGAACTGCGTTCATAACCTCAGGCGCGATTGCATCAAGCATTGCCTGGGTGAACTCCGGAGAGATCGTTCCCTTATCGGCTAGAAGACGAATTGCGATTTCCTTTGCGTCCGGTGCGTCTGCCGCGGAGAAGCCGTGAGCGCGTCGCCATGTCTCGTAGGAAACTGCCATACGGTCAAATCCTGAATCAGCATCTGCTGCACGGTCATTACGTGTAGCAACCTGTGATGGGTCATACCAAACAACGATGCGCTTAACCTCGGCCTCGTCAAAGCCTGCAGCGATGAGCGCTGGTCGTAGATAGACGACAGTTAACGCGTCTGCGATGAGAAGCATCAACGGCTCGATGTGTGCCTTGTACAACGCTTCGTCAATTTGAAGGGCATTGGAATACTTAACGTTTGCTAGACCAGTTACGACATCCTTAGGAACGTCAAGTCCCTGGAGGATACGCTCAAGCACGCGATCTGCACGTTGTGCAAGTGCAGGGTCAAACGAGCGCTCAAACTTAAACTGCTTAATTTTGTCGCCAAGCTCTGCAGGTCCACGAATAATCAATGGCACAACCGCGGATGCTGAATCCTCGTCACGAATCGGAGTCGTCATCGCGTCCATGAGCTGATCCTCAAACTCGTCCGCAGCTTCCTCGGCGGTGATGCCAGGGTTTAACTCGTTCTCGTCATCATATGGATAGTCTGGATCCGCGCTGGCCGCAACAGAAAGTCCGTCTGGTAAGTAAAGGGCACCAGCGTTTAGACGCGAGCGCGCGGTAGCGCGAAACGTTCTGTTGAGGAGAAGAAGTTCAGAGCAAAGATCAAGGATACCCTTAATTGAAGAGTCAGCCTCTTCGGAGTAGCGTGGGTGAGCTCTCCAGATGCGTCCAACGAACGCTGTGTTAGGGAGTCTATATCCCTGTGAAGGACCAGATGAGCCAGACGCTAAAACGTCACGACGTGGAACAATTGTGTATTGGTTCTTTGCGTCAAGTTGCAATTCATCAGTTGAGCGAATGTCCCATGACTCTTTAACGCCTGAGCCTTTACGCTCTGGGAATTGGACAAGGTAGCATTCACCTGTAACGGATAGATTTAAGGCTGCATCGCGTAAAAGCCCAGCTTGCCCGCCGTAAGCTGAATCTAAACGGGCTAGAGCACGCTCTGCTGCCGCCGCAAGATTAGGATCGATAACATCACTGTCACGAGCTGCAACAGGATTCTCTGCAGGGTTATCAACTGCAGCCGCGTATAAACGAATACGTGAGACGACAGATGCAACGAGGTTGAATGCGTACTTAACTTCGCCGATGGCGTCGTAGTACTCCCAGGCTTCATGCTGCCAGTCGGTAGATCCGCCTTTGCGACGTTGCTTAAACTTTTCAACTTCACCTTTATCGTCCAACTTCATTTGAACGGCCGCCGCAGTGATAGGGCGAGGTGCAGAGTATGGCGCTGCTTGATAAGCGCCAGGAATAGGAGCAGGAGTTATAGCTGCTCTCTTTGGGTTACGAGGAGCGCTCGCGGTGATACGACGAGACTTAGAGGCAGGACGGTTGCTAGCGTTGTCGTCCTTAGAGAAAAGTGCCACTCTAAATTACTCCTCGTCGTTGGTTAACGGAGTGCATGAACTATGAGTCCAGGCGCGCAGTTATGAGTCCAGCTATAGCGGACAGGGCAAATATACACCCAATTAGGATAGTCATACTTGGAAAAAATGCATATGAGAACACGACCGGGAGCGCAACCCATAACGAGATGCACCAGGAGCAGGTTACGAGATATGCTAGGTGGGAGCCTGTTTTTGTCTTGTCCCAGACGAAGGCGCGGACTGGTTCAAAGATCTCGTCGATAGTGATTAGGCGTGTAACGCGATAGACGAAGAGCGCGAGGATAATCACGTGCGCAACGGGCATGCGTTCAATCATGTATGTGTCTAGGTTCATTCGGTTGGGTCCTTTACTGAGTCCATGGTTTTATAAGGGCTCCAAGATCTCAATCTGCTGCCGCAGGTTGAGCAACCTTGGGTCTTACGAAACGCTATGATTTTCCCTGACTCTGTTAGTGCCTGGGAATCCTTTGTTTTGTCGCCAGACCAGTTTAGGCTGGTTAAGCGCTCGGAGAAGATAAGTCGTGGCCCCGAGTGGTGATCACCTGCGACCATAAGAATGTCCGTGCCGTCGTCCTTGGTCATAACCACAACGCGGACGCGTTCAAGATACTTGTTGCCGCTAGGCACATCCGCAAGATTTGTCGTCACCGTGGTGTAGTCCTCGACAACGCCGGGAGCGATGGCAACTATAGTCGCGGGGAACAAGTCGTGTTTTACCTTCATTGTGAGTTGGCCCTGTCTACTCGACGTTTCATCGCGCGATAGGTAACTCCTGACGCGCGGGCAAGCTCAGATACGGTAACACCTTTTAGATAAAGTTCTCCTGCGATGACAGTTAGCTGAGTATTCGCGGTGAAAGAAGCAGACCCTGGATTTGTGCGGGCGCGATAGCGTCGTGCCAGCGGCGATAAGCGGGCAATTTGAAGTTGCTGATCTACAGGAATCCCAGGTGACGGTGGACGTTTGCGTCTCAACTTTGGCTTAGGCTTTGGAGGCGTTGGGGTCGCGGTGACGAATTCGCACTCGGGTGTATCCTTGATAACCCAGCTGCGGATTGTTGAGCGACGCCGTGGAGGGTCAAACGCGTCGGCTATGGACTGAAGGGTCCAGCCTGCATCATTGAGGTCTTTTACCCGACGCCATAGTTGCTCCTTGGAGAGGGAGGCTAGGAATAAGGCCTCGCTCTTTGGGAGGTCGGGTGTATGCGCCATGAGAATACTGTATCACCTTCGAGGACAAATGTGTACAAAAAGCGCTTATAGTATTGTGTACAAACGGAGCAGAAACAGTACCTTTTGGTTAAAATGGCTTGGAGGTGAGAATGGGATTCGTATAGGTGGAGACACTTTCAAAAACGTCTCCAACTATTTTTTCTTTTTGCGAGCGAGAAATAGTCTTTAAGAAATAATTTAGAAGAAACTGTTTTATTTTACTTGTTGCAGCCTATAGTGCCTTATGTCTGTTGCAACATAAAAGAAGACTGGCCAATGCCTTAGCACTGACCAGCCTTCCTTTGTTTAAGCTCTTGTTTAGTAGTCTTAAAGCACTACCTTGACATTGTGATCTCCTTCAAAGATCTTAGTCAATGTTGTAGCATCAACAGATCCAGTTACATCCAAGCCTTTGCTTGCTTGGAAGTTCTTGATAGCAGCTACAGTCTCATCACCTAGCCAGCCATCCTTGTCAGCGTCAGCGTCCTTGAAACCAAGTTCAATGAGGCGACGTTGTAGATGGTGTACAGATAAAGACTTACGAGCATATACATTTTTGTAAATGCAATTTGCTAGGAGGACCTCATCGACGCCATTGCCACTGACAGACTGGTTAGCCTTAGGCGTGTGTGCCTTAGGCTCCTCAACATGTACAGGTTCAGGCACAACCTCAGGGATTACCTCAGGCTCAGGTGCAGGTGTAGGTTCAACTATAGCCTCAGGCTCAACGATAGCAGGCGCCTCAACTA